ACTGCGCGGTTGTGCGAACGATCAGGCTGCAGCAGCACTGCTGTACGGATTGGGGTTATGTGGGTCCTGCCAAGATCCCATGCTATATGCATGCTTGGTAGTGTCCAGCCCTAACGAGGCAAAGTGCTTGTCGAACGCCTTGAAAGCGATAGGAGCGAACGGTTGTCGTGAAGGCGCAGTGTTTACCGAAGGGCAGACACTGCAGGGCCGAGCGACACAAACGAAGGACCTGGCTGAGGATGCAGCTTACCGTGTTGACAAGGAACAGGTGAGCAAGAGTGTCGTCAGACCAGAGGCGCGTAGGTTGCGCGAAGCAATTCGAGCAATCTTAGATATGGAATGTCCGCGTGAGGTCGAATTCCCGGATATCGATGACTTCTGGACAGCGCGATGGAAATGGTGCGTCAATGGCTCACACAGTAAGATAGTCGAGCGTGAAGAACCATGGACGTCAGTGCCCCACAACGTCTTTAGCAGGATGTACAGGCGTACATACGTGGAGGAAAAACAAGCGAATATAATACGCGATTGGTCTGGTACGTGCTACTATTCAGGTAGTCTTAAACTAGAACAAGGGAAAACGCGTACGATATTCGCGGGAGATACGGTGTCGTACTGTGCATTTAGCCACTTACTAGGGCCGGTAGAGAGTGTCTGGCGCGGTGAACGTGTTGAGCTCGATCCAGGTAAAGGTGGCGCTTCAGGCATGGTAAGACGCATACGAAGGTTGCAGACCCGTGGTAGTTACAACGTAATGTTGGACTACGACGACTTCAATAGCCAGCACGCGAGCGAGAGCTTGCAGATGGTGGTTGAAGAGGTTATAAGGCACACGGGCTACGATAAACAGCTAGGAGACAAGCTGGTGCGTAGCTTAAAAGGCGGTTTCGTATACGTAGGTGGACGTTGTGTGGGAGAACTGGCGGGTACGCTAATGAGCGGTCATCGTGGGACAAGCTTCCTTAATAGCATTCTGAATGCAGCATACTTGAGGGTATATGTGCCAGAGTATGAGAGGTACGCGAGCATACACGTAGGTGACGACGTGTATATGTGCGTACAGAGCATGAAGGCTGCGGGGGACGTGTTAATGGCGATCAAGGAGAGTCCGTTAAGGATGAACCCGACTAAACAGAGCGTAGGCCCATATACGGCAGAATTTCTGCGTATGGCATTCGGGCACGGTATAGTCTGGGGTTATCTGGCAAGGGCAATAGCGTCGACAGTGAGCGGAAATTGGCAAGCTGAGTTCAAAATGGAGCC